ATTTAGGGTGTTGGTTGCTGGAAGAAGGTTTGGTAAATCATACCTTTCCTGTATTGAACTGCTCAGAGGGGCAATCAATCGACCTGGTGAGGTATATTTCTATTGTGCTCCTACTTATAGGATGGCAAAGGATATTGCGTGGAAAGAGTTGAAGAAATTAGTGCCTAAAGTTTGGGTTCAAAGTAAGAATGAGACAGATTTAAGGTTGGAATTGATAAATGGATCGACTATTGAGTTGAAGGGCACAGAAAATGCGATGGCATTGAGGGGAAGAAGTCTTGCTGGTGTTGTTTTGGATGAAGCAGCATTTATGGATAGGGATGTATGGGCTGAAGTTATAAGACCTGCATTAGCCGACAAACAAGGTTGGGCATTATTTATTAGTACTCCTGATGGAACTGCCAGTTGGTTTTATGATATGTGGTGTTATTGTGGCGAACAGGAGTGGGATGATTGGAAAAGGTGGAGTTTTACTACGATTGAAGGGGGTAATGTAAAAGCAGAGGAAGTTGAAGCAGCTAGAGGACAATTAGATGCGAGAACATTTAGACAGGAATTTGAAGCTAGTTTTGAGAATTTAACTGGTTTAGTTGCTGTTAGTTTCAGTGATGACAATATTGACAAGGAAGTACAAGATCTACATATGCTTCCTTTGTTAATTGGGCTTGATTTTAACGTTGATCCTATGGCAGGAGTTTGTGCGTATAAGCATGATAATAATCTTTATGTGTTTGATGAGATTATGTTGACAGGTGGGGCTACCACTTGGGATTTTGCAGAGGAAGTTGTTAGAAGGTATGGTGTAGATCGAAGAGTTATTGCTTGTCCTGATCCTACGGGTAGTGCAAGAAAAACAAGTGGAGTTGGTGTTACTGACCATACAATCCTCAGACGTAATGGTTTTACTGTTTTAAGTCCAAAAGCACCCTGGAAAATAAGAGATAAGATTACTGCTGTTAATACTGCTTTGTTAGATGCAAATAATGATCAGAGAACATTTATACATCCAAGATGTAAAGAGTTAATAAAATCACTCAGAACACTTACATATGCTCCCAATACAGGTTTACCTAATAAAAATCTGGGTGTGGACCATGCTTTTGATGCTTTTGGTTATCTTTGTCTACAGCAATTCAATTTGGCAAAACCAGAGACACTAGGTCAAACTTCGTTTAGAATATACTAAGAACTACCTAATTCTTACTATGCCTTATCATACTGGGATGAAAAAAAAGAAGAAAAAGAAAAAGGGAGGTAAAAAACGTGGCGAATGTTCCTGTAAATAAAACTTTATACTCAAGAGTAAAATCAGAAGCTAAACGTAAGTTTGCTGTTTATCCTTCTGCTTATGCTAATGCGTGGCTTGTACGAGAGTACAAAAAACGTGGTGGTACTTATCGCACAGGAACTAAGAAACGTGGCAAGAAGTAGTGGTGGTCTAACCCGTTGGTTTAAAGAAAACTGGGTTGATGTAAAAACTGGTAAACCTTGTGGTCGTTCCAAAGGCGAAAGTAGAGCTTATCCTGCTTGCAGACCAAGTAAACGAATCTCAAGTAAGACACCTAAGACAGCTTCAGAAATGTCAAGTTCTGAAAAGGCAAGGTTTAAACGTGAAAAAACAGGTAATAAGAAGATAACTTATCAACATAGACGTAAAAAGAAGAAGAAATGACTGTAAAAAACACAGTTTCAAGGTAATATATTGTTATAAGTAAAATTTTTCTCTAAATCATGGCATTTTTTCGTGGGGAAGAAGGCTCTGTATCATTTGATAACGGAACTGGATCAGTAGGAGCAGTAGCTTCTACAACTGCGTGGACTTTGGACACAACAAAAGACACATTAGAAACTACTTCTCATGGTGCAACATCAAGAAGTTTTGTAGGATCTTTAATCTCTGGTTCTGGTACAGTTGATCTTCTTTATACAGCAACATCTGGAGATGATACTGCTGAAGTTATTAGCGATGTATTAACAACAGAAGATGCTGGTGATGCTTCATTTAACCTTTTCTTAGATACATCA